TGCGACGCATGCCGCCCTCAGCGAAGTTGCGAGCTATAACCTCTACCTGCCCGGCACCTGCCTGCATAGTAGTCGCTACGGCCGTCGCTGTGGCGTTCTGGAGAGCGTCTGGGTCTAGGCCTAGTGATGCCCTAGATACGCCCGTTTTCTGCTCTGTCTGGTCATCCAGGTACTGCATAGCAGGCAACGTGCTACCGGCCACGAAGGGCACAGAGAGGTCCTGTATAGCGCCCATCTGCTTAACACGGACAATCGCGCCGATCTCGTTGTTGAGGACGTCGTCCATGTTAGCCAGGTCTTCGATGACTTGCTGACGCGGGTTGTTAGTCAGAGCCACGTTGTCTAGCATGCCGCGGAGCATTGACGTAGATGCGTCCTGGTCGTTCATGATCAGGTCGGCAATAGAGCGGCCGTAGAAGGCATGTGGCTCAGGGTCGCACTCAAACACCGCAAAGGGCACGTCGTCACAGGGCATAAGGTCTAGAAGCTTATAGCCACTGCCGCCCATAGTGAACTTGTGCAGGAGAGGTACGCCAGTGCCGTCCACGTCAACGCGCATGTAGGCCTCAGTGATGAGCACTACCTTCATTGACGGGTCGTTGTAGTCTTCCTCTGCGCGGTCACGCGAGTAGCCACGGCGAGCAAAGTCTTCCTCATCTACCAGACTGTCAGTCTCTGAGATGCCTGAGAGCTCTGAGATTTCTTCAAAGTCATAGCCCATAGCTACTACATCAGCCACGCGCATCTCTGTGCGGTGAGCGACTACATAGGCGTCCTCGATGCTGCGAGCGTTGCGGTCCACGAAGAACTCTTCGGGAGGAACAGACTCTACACAGAGCTTGCCGTCGTACTTGGTCACAATGATCTTGAGGTCGTGCTTGCGGCTCTCGACCTGCATGCCCATCGCGTCCATCTCAATCTCAATGGCCTCGGTGTGCTCAATGACCTCTACATTGTCCTCGTTCACTATGAGGGCGAACTCTTCATCGCTGAGGTTAGTGTAGGTGTAGGTCTCGCCGGTCTGGTAGTCCTCCCAGTACACTTTAACCACGCCATTCTTCTTAACTAGAGCGTCGTGGAATGCGTCATTAAGGACCTTATAGCCGTTTATCTCACCGAACTTCCAGTGCATGTAGGAGGTTGCCTGCTCGGCTCCTGCTACGTCTTCTGGACCGCGAGGGACGAACTCTACCGGGCGCTCAGTAGACAAAAACACACGCATTAGGCTTGGCTTGATGCCACGGATAGAATCGCGGACCTTGGTAGCTACTACCTTAGACCGTCCATCCTCATAGCCGAGGTCAGTCTCGCCGTCGAAGTAACGCTGAGCCTTAACTCGGTCTGGCGCTATCTCGCTCTCAACGAAGTCTACTGCGTCAGTTACAGCCGTAGCTACAATGGTTTCGATTTCGTCGTCTGTGAGTTGCTTTGGCTTCATCGAGTTTTCCTATTGTCTAATTTCGCCGAACTCTTCGGTAATCGCCGAGGGAGCCGCACCTATTGTACCGTATGCCCTAGCTACATCTATCGCCTCTTGCTCAGATAGACTCTTAGTTCTTTGGTACTTTCTGATCAAACCGATAATCCTCTGGGCTTCAGGGCCGCGAGTGTTAACCAGTGACCGAGCTATATCAGCAAATACTTGATCAAGCTCTTGCTGAGCCATGTCTTCAGTTTGGCCTGTGAGCTTCTGTACGACTCTTTTACCTGCGTCAAGAAATTCACCTCTAGTTGCTGACTGTATTACGCCAGGCTGTGAGGCTTGTTCTACTTGGCGCTGTAGTGCTTGTCTTGGGGCTGTTGCGCTTCCCCTGGCAACGGTTCCTTCGATGCCGATAACCTCAATGCCTCTGTCTAGCTCCTGCATCAGCTTATCAACCTCGGATTTAGGGAGGATTAGCTTGAGCTTGTTCTGAGAGTCTCTACTGCTTAGCAGGCTTACCGCTTGCTTAACTTCTTGAAGGTCGGCATCAGGGTTAGCTAGGGTTGCTCTCGCTCTAGATATTGTTTCATCTATGTTAGTGCGAACCATTCTAGCTAGGGATTCTTTGATCTGTGCCCGAGCCCCTGTGTTTGCTGAGGCTAGCAGCTCAGTAATATCTTCTACCGTAGTTCCCTTGCCGAAAAACTGAGTGCCTAATCGTATGGCTTTTCTTTCTTGGATTGTATCCATTCCAAGATTTACAGCAGTCCTGTAACCCGGCACCGCATTTTCTATAGCGTCGTTCAATTGACGATAAAGAAGGCTAGCCGCTGTTCCTTCGTCCTTCATTACACCTGTGATTGGATCTTTGCTGTCTTCAGCTATGTTCCCCAGGGCTCTCTTTATGTAATCTAATTGAATAACATTAGGCAGCTCTTCGATTGATACTGTTCCGTCATCATTCAAAATAAAGTTAATTTGCCTAGCATTGGGTAGGTCAGGGTCTGCGGCCATCATCTCATTCGCTCGAACCAAGGCCATGTTTTTTATTCTTGGGCTAATTCTATCTAAGACACCCAAGACTTCCTCACCAGATGCGCCAGTTGCATAGCTTATGGGCTGCTCATAAGCCTTACGGTAAGCTTTAGTTCTAGCATCCTGAGTTCTTGCGCCTGCCTCTGCAACAATTGCTTTTGGCCCCAAGCCTCGTGTGCCTAGGGTCTCATCAAGAGTTGTTTCCATTGACTGGCGACTTTGCTGCCTCATTCCTGGCATAGCCCTTTGCAGCTCTGTCAGCGCAGCACCGCCCTGAGCGGCAGAGGCGTCTAGCAATACTGCTGTAGCGGGCCCGGCAGAGGCTAGTGTGAATTCTTCACCGAGGTCTTTAATTTTTCTCTGAGCGGCCTCAAGGTCTCCACCCGCAATAATAGTAGACCTAACAATCTTTGCCGCCGTCTCTGACACGCCAAGCTCTTTAGCTAGCTCTGGTATACCTATGTTTTGAAGGTTTCGCATTGCTACGGACTCGATAGCACCTTGCACGCCACCACCAAAAGTTCCTGTAGCAGCTCCTAGCATGCCTCCAGATATAGCCCTTTGTTTTCTTTGCTCAGGGGTTTCTCCTTCACCGTAACCAGAGACAGTTCCTTCTACACCGCCGAAGAATGCGCCTTGAAGAGCCCTCTCTCCAGTTCTTAGAAGAGGCGTTCTAGCTTTTGCAGGCAAAGCATACATGCCCGCGCCAGTGCCCATTATCCCGCTCGCTGTTTGTAGCGCAACGTCTGTAACAGGAGCCGCTCTCTGCATAGACTGCTGCATAGTCTTGGCTCTAGCTTCTGCCTCTGGGCTAATTAGGCCGGCAGCTTCATCAAGATAGCTCCCTACGAACGGTACGCCTCGGCTAAACGAGGAGCCGTAAGCAGCCATAGGGTTCTCACGCACTATGTCCTCGGCCATCCTCTGCTGATACATTTCGCCAGGTAGCTCTCCTCGACGCATGCGGGCGAGCTCTTCGGGGTCGGTAGTTGAGTAGGCTCCACTGACATAGCCCTGCTGACCTGTGGGTGTAGAGTAGAACTGACCCTCTTGAGGGCCAGGCTCAAACTCAGTACCTAAAGGCATGCGAGGTTGTGTTACATAACCGTCTGGAGTTCTAGTCGGAGCCTCACCAGACGCTTGCGCTACTCGTTCCTGCTGACGGAGTCGAACATAAGCCCGCTCCAGTCTGGATTGCGCTTCCTGTTCTGACTCAGCCTCTACGTTGTAGGGTTTCCCGTCTGGGCCTGTAAGCTTAAAACTTGGCATAATTTCCCCTAGTTAGCAGGCGTAATGGCCGGGTCTATATCGGTGATTGTGCTTCCAGAGCCTAGCTGCGGAGTCATATCAAAGTAGCCTGGGATAATGTTGTTTATTGCCGCCCTTCTCGCAGGGGTATATAAAGACTGCGTCCTAAGCTTGCTTATCTTTTGCGCGTATTCCGTAGGAGTGATTTCCTTAGAATACAGCTTATTTATAAGCTCTTGCTCTTTCCTAGCAATGTCTGCTTTGGCTTGGAACATCTGATTAGTTAAAGCCCTGCCCTCTGGCTTTTGAGTGAAGCTAGGCAGTGATGAAACATACTGGGCCATCTCTCTGTCAGATGTAGAACCAGAGCCGCTCTCCCGCATTGTTGGCGCGATTCTATTAATCATTGACTGAGCAGCAGACATTCTGCCGTCAGGGTCTGCCAGAAGATTAGATAAATTAGGATAGTTTTGTCTTACATAAATATCGAACAAGCTTTGATCTTGACTGTTTTGAAGCTCAGTTATGGTATTGATTTCATCAGCCAATCTGATCTGTGCGCTAGCGGCCGCCTGCACTGCATCAACATTAGCAACGGCTCCTTTAACAAGTTCACCAAAAATTTCTTCATCAAACCCTGGCGTTCCAGGCGCTTCGAATATAGTCCTGCTAGCGTTGGCTGTTTGGAATTCACCAAAAGACTTAGGAGTTCTACCTGCTGCCCTCTCTTGCTGAACGTAATACTCATAATTCTGCTGAGCAGCAGGAGGAGCTTTAGGCGCGGCCAGTTTGCTCTTTAGATACTCAGCCATAATTGCAGCGGCTTGGGCAGGGTTGGCTTCAACCATATCGGCTAGCTCATTTTGCCCTTCCCTTCGAAGTTGCTCTGCCGTCTTGTTGGCTTGAGTTCCCATGAAGTCCATAGCTCGGCGCTGCTCGATGTTAGCCGCTGCCTGCTGCATAAGGACCTGGTTAGGGTTCAGGGTCATGCCGCCCAGACCGATCACTAGCTTGTCACGGAAGTTGGGGTCCTGAACTCGGCTCTTGATGCCGCCACCAATAGCACCGAGGATGCCCATAGCGCGACTACCCAGTGTAGGCTTTTGCTGCGGGGCAGGTTGCTGAGGGGCACCTTGACCGTAAGTCTGCACGGCAGGCATGCCGTAGGTGTTCTGATCTAGTAATCCGTTAGCCATGACTCTCTCTCTATGTGAATAGGTCTAGCAGACCCTTTGCCTGCTTCTTGGCCTTCTTGCCGATTGCTCCAGGGGCTTCCATTACACGGGCAGGCATAGCCATAAGATTATCGCCGGCGTAGCGCATGCGGTCGCCCATGCTGTCAGGGTCCAAGCCAGACATGATCATCTGCTGACGACGCATCTCCTCATCCTCAGCGGAGCGAGGGGCCATTGTGACCATGGGCTGCATTGGTTGAATTGGCATCATCTGAGGCGCTTGATACTGGGGCACCTGCATCTGCATCTGTTGTGCTGTAACGTAGTCTGGGTAGTTCATGGGGCCTCCTTTACACTACCGACGCGCCGAGTTGCAAGTAGTCGAAGAAGCCCGGCTGCTTGCTAGTTGTCTGCGTCTGAGCGCCCGTCTGAGAGCCTCCAAACGCGCCTAGCTGTGTCTGTAGAGCCTGAGTTGGTGCGCCTGTGTATCCTGCGTACTGACCCTTAGCTGCTTCGATCAATGCCTGTTGCATCATCTGCTGCTGCTGTCCTGCCTTGGCAATATCTGACTGAACGTCACGGACCATTCCAAATCCTAGGTTGCCAATGTTGGCTAGCTGACCTGCCGCGCCTAGACGCTGCTGAGCTGCTTGTAGTCCTGCTGATTGATTCAGAGACTGAGCTTGCATCATTGCTGCTTGGTTAGCTGCCGCCGCTTGCATCTGAGCTGCCTGATTCGCAGCCGCTGCTTGCTGCTGTAGCTGAGCCTGCTGTATCGCTCTCTGATTAAACGACTGAGCGCCAAACTGAGCCGCCTGATTATAGGCGTCTTGGTTAGCTAGCTGTTGCTGCATACCGAACTGACCAGTAGTCGTAGCGGCCTGTAAGTTAGCAGCTTGATTAGCGAGAGAGGCCTGCATTCTGTTTGCAATGTCTTGCTGTGCCGCAGATTGAGCCTGAGTAAATCCTGCCTGACGGAGACCTGCCGCTAGGCTTCCTCCCTGCTCAGCAAAGGCCCTATTAGTTTCAGCCTGAGCAATGCCTTGTCTGGAGCCACCAAACGCTCTAGCGGCCTGTGCGGCAGCGCCCTGCTGCGCCTGAGTCATCCTTCTCTGTCGCTCTAAGTCACCTAGACTAGCGTCGATGACATTGGAGACATAAGGATTCATATAAGGATCTAGGCTTGTCTCTGCTAGCTGACCTGCTTGCACTTGATCAGCAGTTACAGGGCCTACCCCGGCTATTCTCTCCGCTTGGTAACGCTCAACCTCTGCCACCTCAGCAGGGGTCATTGACGCTGCACCCATCTGAGCAGCCTGAACATTTATAGGCTTTACGCTCATCCCCGCCGCAGTCTGTCTTGCTGCATTCCCCACTGCGTTAGCTATGCTCTGCTGAGGGTTATCGTTGAGAATAGGGTCGCCTTGACCAGAGAACTCAGTAAACCTCTGAGGCTCATTAGCCTGAACCATTGTTGGCCTTGTAGATGGCCCGATGCTCAATGTGGCTACTGGCGCACGACTTGCCGCTGCCTGCTCTGCTGTGGGCATAGGACCCATAACAGGGGATGGTGACGGAGACAGAGGACCCATTGCAGGATTAGGACCCGCAGTCAAAGTCTGCTGAGGCATCATGTTTATTGTCTGAGGAGCTCTGATAGGGTTGGGCACTATCGATGTGTTAGCCGGTCCTGCCATAATAATGCTCCTAGTTTATTCGTCGGCCGTTAGCGAAATCGCCGCCACCGTAGCCACCACCATAACCACCATACTCATCAATCATTCCGTACTGATCGTTGAATCCGGGTATCTCGGTAACATCAGTGCCAGTGCCGTATGGGTTAACAAACTGCTTATTGATTAGTGCAGCCTGACCTGGACGACGAGCTGCTAGCTCAGCCACTGCCTGCTCGTAGAGAGGTGCGGATGAGTAGCCTCGTATACCTCCCTCAAAGGTCTGTGCTTGTGGCATGCCGGCCATTGCGTCCATCTGAGGCATCAGGCCAAACGCAGAGCCAAAGTCGGCCGCTGATTGCATAGCTGCCGCCTGCATAGGGTTGAACGCAGCGATGTCTGGACCGTAGTAGGGAACGTAGCCGATCTGGCTAATCTCTTTGCCCTGAGCGATGTTGGCTCGAGAGGCGTCCTCGATGTACTTGGGTATCTCTACCTGTGTTGTTTGGCTGCCGCCTTTTCCACCTGACATATCAAATTTCCTTGCTCAGTGTTAGTAGTGTCGGCTCCCACCCAAACGGCGCTAGAGCCTTCTTCCATCCCATC